GAGAACTTACGCATATCAAATACACCAAAAGAACCAACACCACTTCCACCAAGACCTTGTTCAAACATCGAGGCAAACTTATTGCTCATACGAACAACAACATCATTCTCATCGTAGTGAACAACCTCAATGGCGTCCCTGTATATACTTCTGGTGTTAGCGGAAACGTCAGTCATTACAGTGCGAACAAGTTTTCTCCATCTGGCCTGAATTCGAAGACCAAGAATGTACATGAACTTAACTTGTTTCTTTGGCGTCATTCCCATGTGTTCTGACAGCGTGATTCTTGGTTTATTAACTCGCGCCAAGATTATATTCCCTGAGAACCGCTTTCATCTCCAAGCCACTCCAACCAACACTCACTAAGCACCGGCAGACTGGAAAAGCTGGGATTTGCGGTTTTCTCTTGAATAAAAGTATCACGATACGTGTAAGGATTCGACTTACAAATATATACCGGGTGACAGTAATATTGAAGGCTGTACTTTGCTCCCACGACGGGCGCTGTTCCACCGGTAAATGTCGCCGTTGGGTCTACCGATGTGGTTACCGTGTCAATGGTTCGCAGGATTATCGTCGTTGCTGTAAGGGATTCTATATACCGTGTACCGTTATTGGCAGCGAGAGTGGCGTTTGCTGTGGTTATTTGACTTCCAGCAGAGAAACCGTCCGTTATCCAACTCCCACCGTCTCCCCGAACGATTGTATCCGGAGCAGTAAATGTGGCGCTTGGGTTTGGTGAGTTCGCCACAGCCCCTATCGTCCAGTCCATTTTTCCGCTGCTGACAGTAAAATCAGTCCCTTCTGCCAGAACAAGTGGAACACCTCCAACCGTTATAATTCTTCCTTCTACGTCAGTGACGTTACAGTGAAGAACTCCAATTGTAACCGAGTTAGGAACGGTCTGGTTACCAACCGTTCCAACCTTAAAAGTTCGGTTAATGATCGGATACCTTACTCCCTCAGTTTGAGTTTTGTGTTCGCGTGTTTCGCTATACGTCATCACGGAATCTTTCAACGTGAACCGGTCCATGAATGAAACAAGGTGTTCTGGGAGTGTTGTAATCTTAGCCATTCCGCGAGCATGAATACCGTAGTTTGCAAACCTCTCCGGTTCACGAGAAGCGCTCATAACCAGTGCAGGTATTTCCTGTTTTGAGTGGTGAACCCATCCGTTACCTTTACAGTTAGGGCAATCACTTCTTTTTTCTTTGGTATCAGCGGTCATTGTAACTAAGCTTGATGACACGGTAAGACGTTGTTGACACGCGCAGAACGAAGCCATCTCCCAGTCCACCTTCATCCCGTGCATTAGGATCTCTTTTCGAAGCTGTGGTGGGTTGAAGTCTACTCGTGGAACTAATTTAGCAAGTTCAAGCGCTGGAAGAATCTTCGACATGTTACATAATTAACATCTGCGGTAAACGCCAGTCACGTTTGACGTTGGCAATGAGAACTTTCAATCGTTTTTGATAGCTTAAAGCCCTTGCCCCGTAACCCGAATTAGTCGCAGAACTTGTGGTGTTGATATTGGTACTCAAACCGTCCATTGATATGCTTTTAGACGCAATTCCAGCCCCAACAATAAGGTCGCCAGCCGTATCTAACGGGAGTAAAGAAGCCATAAGACCCACCATATCAAGAATAGATGGTGGAACCGGGTACTCGACGCCGGGAACCCCTTTTATTCCATCAAAACCCGCCTTGTATTTGATTTTCCACCATAGAGGGGTGTACGGGCGACCGTAGAAGCCTATAAGCCCAACAAACGGCGTTCCACCGGTGAAAATAACCGATGTCATTCCACTTGGACCGGGGATGATCTGAAGCTGACCTCCACGTTCGGAAGCAATGTTAGCCCAGTCATTAGGGATGGTTGTTGGGCCATATTGCCCGTATTGAACCTGAACCTCCACGATCTCACGAAGTGGACGTTGTTTTGTTTGAAGAAGCCAGAATGTATCCCCAGCCCAATCCAAAACGTCCAGTCGGTCTGTGTAAGTACTTAAGTCCTCCAGCACAATATCAAGCTCCGACTCCACCGTGGAAATCGCAGCCGATATTGCGTGAGTGAAAAGAACATCCGGGTATGCAGCGCCAGTGTCATCAGTGAGATCTATTCCCACTAAGTAGCGATCTTTAAGCCATTGAGGGGTGATAGTGTCGGTAAGAGCCATAGTTACTCCGATTGGTACAGGCCGATTTCCGGCACCTCCTAAACTATATCACGCTTAGAATGAAAGGGCTTCATTCGGAGCCTCACATCGAACAACCAAAGAACCAAGCTTGGCAATGTTCGCCGCGTTACCACTTGACCAAACTCCGGTCACCTTAACGTCTGGCTGTAAACCCAAAACGGTAGTATCGATAGACCCACCACCAAACGCGATAGCAGCAGGAGCATTGCTTACCCCTGCGAAGTTATTACTACCAGTGTTCCATGAGTAGTGAGTGAAGTTCCCGCTCGCACCAACTGCACCAATACATCCAGAACTTTCAAGAATAATCTCGTCGTTCGTGGCGCAGTTTGTTGCGTTTGTTGCGGTGAGAGTTACGTTGTTGGCTGGAGTTGCATCGTCTCCAAGGCGAATTCTGAGAAGAAGCGTGTCAGCAGCATTTTTATTCTCAATCGAAACGGTCGCCCGAATAAACCACCGAGTTCCCGCTACAAGGTCATCCCGAGTGGCGTCATCGGCAGGCTTAAACAATGGAGTAGTTGTAACAAACGCCGTTTCCGTCGCAGCGCCAATTACGTCGGCAGCGAGTTCGTCGTCCTCCGGGAAAGAACTCAAAGGTCCACCAGCCTCGGCCCTGTTGGCGAGAGACTGAGCCTGACGAGCGCGTCGGGTAAGTTTATTTGAAAGACGCTCTGGATCACACTCATCTGCGCGAAGCGCCTTTGTAGCGGTTACCAGAGGACTAAGTGTTGAATCGAATGCCATAGCAGGCTACCCCTTCTTCTTACTGGATGATTTTGATTTCTTCGGAGACACCTTCTTTTCAGGCGGTGCCTCCGCTTTTTTAGGTTCGGGGGATGACTTGGAAGCTACCTTTTTGGGTGGCTCGACTACTCGCTCGAATTCGGGCAAGAATACAATCACCTCCAACGCCTCACCTTCTGGTTCCGGCGAAAGAGTGCCATCATCCCCAATCTCGAACACCGTGCTACATGCAATGCAGTTAGTGTTCCTTAGAGTTTTATGCTTCCAAGCCATCAGTTCCCCCTTTAGAACGCTACGTTATCAATAATGGCGCACTTAGTGGGCACCTTCACATGAAGACTTCCGAACAGCATCAACAAGAACGGAATAGCCGTGGTTGTCTGAGCAAGCGGTCGACGTAAGAAGTCAAGCAGCTGGCACCAGTACATAACGTCAGGCGTAAGCTGAAGAAGATAACATTGGCCCGTGCTTGGACGGTGCAAGTTCTCGTCTACGATTACAGTGTTCGCAGCCGCTATCGGGTTACGCGGGAATGCCCACATATAAGTTGCGTCGTCCCCAACGGCTCCACCAACCGCAGTTCGGTAAACCCGATAGTAACGAATACCACCAGATCCGGAGATAGGTTGACCACCGTCCGTCATAGTGAAGGTAACTTTCTGACCGGCACCCATAACGACTGCCGTGTCATTTCCTTGAACCTTGACCGGGGCGGTGATTCCTTTGTCACCAACACCAACAAAGCGGTAGATGTAAGAACCAGCATCCGCAGCAGCGAACTTGCTCGTTGTAGAAGCTGTAACAACCGAGTTAGCAGCAGTAATGGAGAATGTACCGGGAACTCCGAATAACTCTCCGTTTTGATCTTGTCGAGGTGCTGCCAAAGGAGCTTGCTCGATTGGAACCATACCCGATGGACCGGCAATGTGAAGACCCTCTGAACCAAACACCAACTGAGTGGCGTTGGAAGGACTCATCTGGAAACGACCAAAACTGGTAGCAATGTTTACCAATCGAGCATAAACACGTGGGTCCAACAGGATTGAGTTCACATAACCATAGTTCGGTGAAGCAGCAACGTCGTAGAGTTGGTTTACCAAGTCCTGAGGAGACATTTCGGCTCCATCAAGATTTCGATAATTACTCGAATTGGCAGGAATTGCGTGAGCACCTGTAGCGCCGTCGTAGGTTGCGCCACTAATTTGCTGGTACAGACCATCAAACCCAAGACCGTCACCAGCTCCCTCCGCACCAAGTGTGGCAGAAGAAAGGAACAAGGCACGTTCCAGCTTACCCATCATGGCTTTAGTTCCGTCAATTGTCTGCTGTGCAAGACCCTGACGGCTAACGCCACCTGTGTAACCAATAATTCCCGCCATTGTAGCGACGTCGGTGATCTCACGCTGTTCGGCGAGATACTTAACTTTGACAATCTTACGTGCGTAAGTACCGTCCGAGTTGGTTCCGGTTCCACCCTCTGCGATAAAGGGGTCAAGGTCCATGTTGCCATAGGCTTCAACGACCGTTGACTCGTGAAGTGGACTAGTTACGTTTACCTTGGAGAGCTTCTTCCAAAACTTGACCGCTTGCTCCGTATAGGTAGCCGAGTCAAGAGTCATTTGAATGCTCTGTGGTACAAGTGGGGCAAAACTTCCAGTCGACGCGACACCCTGTGTCGGATAACCGGCGGAAGCTTTCGCCATGTTGCTGCCACTTGATTGAAGAGCTTTATTTAGCTCCTGAATTTCGTGCATCGAAACTGACTGGCCAGCCAGCGCACTAAGTGATTCTAAATTCATTAGTATTCTCCCTAAATTTCCTAAGTCGCTGACCTAATTAAGAGCAATTTTACCCGACTCTGCTACTGCGAGCGGATCGGCACCACTTTCTAACATTGCAACCGCCATGGACAGTTCAGATGCTCGACCAGCCTCTGCACCGTTACGCAACTCCTCGTGAGCCTTGGCGATTACGTCATTACCGGTAATCCCGGAGGACTTTCGAACCTCGCTAGGGCTATCAATAACCTCAAAGTCTTTAATCTCTTCACGGCTCATTACCGATCGAGGGGGAACGGGTTGACCAATCGCCTTAAGAATGGCGGTTAGCTTGTCATCAACGTGTCGCAACTGACTTGCTGTTTCACGTGTTTCAGTTACGAGACCTTTTACAACATCGCTCACCCGCATATAGCTCTTGGCGAGAGTTGTACTCTGTGCTCGCACGTCATTAACGATGTCGTCAGCGCCTTTCGAGATAATGGCAACAAGATCATAATCCTGACCACCCTTCCGAATGTCGTACTCGTTCTCGTCTGTTCCTTTTCCGTATGCTGCGATCTCGCGATCGAAAGCACTCTCGGACTCTCTGTTCTGTTCGGCAACCATGTAATCCTCCGGTTGGTCAGGACCTTTACCACTGGCGTCGACACCGGGACCAAGTTTACCCTCTTCGCCTTTGGTGTATTTGTCTTTCGGGTCGTCGATCCCCTCTTCCTCGTCTTCGCCAGCCTCTTTACCCTCTTCAAACTCGTACCGATCGACGTCAGCACGCTCTTTGCGGGATTTTTTCTTTTTGGCTTTAGCAATTTCCGGAAATGCATCTTCCACTGCCTGTTCGGCAGCTTTTAAGATGGACTGTTCGGAAGCAGTTCCCATGATCTCACCTTTTGCAATTTTACCATCAACAAGAATCTGTGCTTCGTCTTCACTAAGACCCTTTTCGATGAGTCCATCGCGGTACTCTGCTGCATTCATTATTTAATTCCTCCGTTAATACGGTCTAAAATACCACGGACGATAGCTTCGCCCTGTTTCCACGTTAGGTGGTTCGCTTTCTTCAACAACGCCCTCGTTATTGAATCAATCGTTCCATTCATCTCGTAAGTAGCCGAAGACAGGGCTTCCACTCGTCGTCTGGCTTCTTTTTGATGTTCGTTCTCTTCTTCCTCTTCGTGCAGCTTTTGCGGGTTCTGTCCGAACGACTGTGGGATCGTTGGGGCGAACGTGCTTTGAAAAGGAACCGCCTGCTGGGGATACCCGGCAAAGGCAGCACGCCAAAACATCGATGCCATGATCGGGTCAAACGTAGACAGAGGGTTTTTGGGATTCGCACTAACGGCGACCGAGTGAACTTTTGCCTCTTCGATCTTATTGCCATTGCGCCTAATAGCCCGACCTTCAATACTGAACCCAAGTTTAGATTTGGCATTGGCCTTGCTAAGTGTTTGTGCTTTCTCAAAAATCTGCTTACCAAGAGCGTCCGTTAAGAACAGGTCGGCTTCAATCTGAGTCGCCAAGTGGTCACCGGCTTTCGTGAGCTTAAAATCTATCGGTTCCT